TTTCACCAGCAGCATTATTGCTGTTGTGGTAAGTATCAAGCAAGCCCAGGCTAAAGTCTCCTAGAGCAGCAGCACCCACTTGACCAAAAGTGCCACCATCCAGCAAAGTAAAAACGCTATGGACAGCATTGGCATCATCGTGAGCGTCAGTGTTTGGGCCACCTTCATTACTAGTCAGGGCGGTAGCCAAAGCGTCACCCATATCATCTGCCGCCATCTCTACTTCACGGCCAAAGATATTGAAGACCGTGTTTCGGTCACGCTCAGGGATACCACTGATGTCGTTGATGTTCAGCAGGTCGTTAATATTCAGACCAGCGTTTTCCACTAACATCGATTCGGTAACCATCACGTTAACCGACAAGTCTTTCCAGCTATACTCGACCTGAGCAAACTGTTGTGAACCCGTGTCAGCCGCCGCATCAGCATTGCCATCACCAGAAGTGCCATCACCGATATTACGGAGAGCGGTTAGCGAGTCGCTACCATAATACCACTGGCTAGTGTTTCGATTGTATCGGACATGCGCCCTAATAGGTGAACCAGTTTCACGTTTAGCAGCGTCTTGAAGCACCCGCAGTAAGGGGCTAGTCTTAGATAAAAGGTTTTGATTGAGTCCCTGTTGATTGGGGACTGTCGCCATCTCGATTTGTTGTAATATAGTAGCATCGGATATTGCTGCCATCGTATTCCCTCAAACAACGATGGCAAAAGACTGAAATCATCTTACCCTCGTCGTTTTTCAATCTCGTTGAGCAGTTCAGGATTGGCGGCAAGTATTCTGCTTTTCTCCGAGAACGACATTTGGCCGGATTCCATCTGTGATACCAAGTCAGCCGTGTCCGTTGTGGGTGCTGGCCTGGTGCTATTGCTGGTGGCTGAAGGTGGAGGAGCAGCCGTGTCCCGTTGGGGTGCTGCCTCTTTCCGTTTATTACGGATAGAATTTAACTCCAGAAGGCGGTATCCCTTCTGTATTTCACCATCATCAAAGAATCCTTTGGCTAAACGTGCGTCTTCGACACTAACGCCAAACTGCTTCTGAATTTCCGAGACTTTGGCATCCTCTTGTTCCCGTTGTTGGTAGCCGTGGAGACGTTGCTCCATCTCGACAAAACGGGGAGCCATTTCTTGAACGGCTTGATTGATTCGGGCTTGGCCTTCGTCTTCGGAATAGTCGTAATTAGATGGCTGTTGAACTTGTTGCATCTGCTGTTGCAATTGGGCAATCTGTTGATCTTTCAGTTGCACTTGTTGTTCCAGACCTGATCGGGCCTCTCCCAACTCGGTGATCTTCTGACTAGCGTTATTACGTTGCTGGTCAAGCTCACCCCTTAATTGCGATAATTCAGTATCTACAGGATCAACTTCGGGTTCTGGAGTCTCGGCATCAGGTACTTCTTCCGAAGCTGTGTCGAGGTTACTCTCTACTTGCATTTTTGCTCCTATGAGGTTCCAGTCAGACTGGAGTTACCCCTAAATTAGGCACCAGGTGCTACCCCACCGACTTGCGGATTGGACAACATCTCTGGCACTTGGTTAGCCATATCGCCAGAAGGTGTACTACTGGCTAATTGGCCTTGCAGAGCCTCTGCCTGGCCTAAAGCCTGGAAGATCTCTGATTTGCGTTCTTCCGATAACTCGATATTGGTGTATCGGATGAATTCTTTGACATCGAATACGCCGGTTTGCACCATAGCAAAAGCGTAATTGATCTTATCGGTCATGTTGAGCGGTGAATCGGCCTTACTATCGATCTCTACGCTGTATAGCAGTTCCCGCATAGCTTCACTGAACAGCAGATTCTCGCCTTCGTCGTAGGTATTAGTTTCTCTGGGGTCGTCGAACTGCTTGAACTGTTGCATCAGGCTGAGTTCCAAGCGAGCCTGTCGTCTGTAACCATCATCCATCGCTTGAATCTTAGGTGACTGACGAGAGAAAGCGTTGCTAGTCAACAAGCTGGCTAATCGGCCAGAGGCACCTGAATAAGGTTCTTGGCCTTGTAGCACTGGGCTGATACCAGAAGTGTTCTGTTTGGTAGTGCCTTCCAACTCTTTGAGTACGTTCAACACGTCACCTGGCACCGGGCTAGGCGGTATACGTTGAATCTTATCCAACCGTTCGACCGGAATAATCAGGCCAGGTTGGTTAGTCAAGTCTTCGTACTGCACCGCACCGTCTTCCACCAACCACTGCGAATTGGACATCAACAGTGAGTTAGCGATGACTGTGTTATAGAGAATGTTAACCCCGTCCTGGACTGACAAAAGTGGCTCGGCCTCAGACCTGCCATGCACAACATGTGGTATAGGGTTGGCTACATAGCAGACAACCGGGAACTCATCATGCCAATAGACGTTAGACTCGTCGTAGACTACCGACTTCTCATTGACCACCACTACGGTACGTGAGCGGTCGCTGTATTGCACCTGACCATCACCTTGATGGAAAGCCTCACTCAGTCCATGATCAGCGTCATAGTAGCATTCCAGTACTGGGTATCGTCGTCGTTCCATCGGTGTTTCACTGCCGGTATCACCAGAACCACCGTCTTGGAAGAGGTTACGCAACCTTCGCATCCAACTACGACCTTCGCCTTTGATGCCAGACTTGGAATAGACGCTATCGGCTTCACCTTGAGCGTATTCGTGTTCATCCAAACCGTATAGATGTTTGATATCACTAGCGTCCATATAGTGGCGCACGATTACGTACTTGGAATCAGCTAGATCCTGTCGTGTTCCCATTGGATCGACTAACACGTCCTCAAAAGGAATGATGGGCAGTTTGACCTGATTGGTGTGGCCGCAATAATGTATTTTTCGGTAGCCGGTACCATTGATCAGGACATCCATCAGCAGTTTGCTGACCTCTAACCCTTCATTCCGTTTTTGATGAGTGGCTTCCAGGATATCTTCCATGCGATGAGCCAACTCAGAATCAGTCAAACCAGTCGGTATCTGCATACCGGACTCAGGATCGGTAATCACACCGCTGAGATCAGGAAAGTCTGCTCGCACAAAATACTTAGGCCGAGCTTGAGACAGAATAGGTGACAAGGTGTCGATAACGGGAGCCACGATATTACGTGTCAACCTAAACTTCCAAGACGGCACTTCGGCATCTGTATAGGCTTCACCCTCATCGATCAGGTACTGATTGCCCATCAGGTAGAGCCAAGCCTTACGGCAGATCTTGACTCGTTCTGAGATAGCATCTTCGGCATCGTGCCGCATCTGCTTAATGCAATCGACCAGTTCGTCCTCGTCCATGATATCCAGAAAATCTTTGTCGTTATACATAGTCCCACACAGTCTTCTTCTGCCGTGACTCTCGCCACTGTTTGAGTTCAATTACATCTTTACGCCGCTGATGCCAACGATTAGGCCGAGGTGCTGCCAACCCTTCGTGAGCCAAGACCGCACCGATACAGGCGAAAACACCATCATCAAAGAATCCAGTCCGGGTTTGCCCCTGCACACGTTTCTTACGTTTGTTGATAGCTTGAGGCCGACCGTTAACAGTGACAAAAGTAGAAAACTCGCTCAATACATCTTCGTTCCACAGTTCCAACTCGCCAGAATTGAAGGCCGTTTGCAACAAAGCCACACCCATACGTCGAGAGGTAGAGGTGTTACGCCAACCTAAACGTTCAGAACCACTCAGCCCCACATCCTTCTCTCGCAGTACGTGTTTGCAGCCTCGTTCTGTCAACAACCGATTAACCGAGCCACCATCAGCATTGGATTCCACCAACACCCTAGCATCCTCATAATAGAGACTCATTAACTTGATCTGATCCACGAACTCATCGATGTCTACCTGTCGGCCATCCCGACCTTTCAACACACAGACAATCTCCATCGGTAATCGTTTCATCACTACGGCACAGGAAAAGTCACCAGTATCTAGCCCTTCAGCCACATCAGCACCGATGACATAACCAGAGAAGTAGTCCACTTCCGGTGGCGTGTGCATGGTGATAACCCCGTTCTGTTGCGGTCGAAACTGGACACTGCCATGCAGATCAAACAGAGTGCCTAACATCGGCTCTTCAGGTGATCGGCCACGCAGGTTGTCTATGCGAGCCATATCGAAAATACTGAGAGCGGCTGTCTTGAAAGCCGTCTCCCAGGTAGAAGGATACTGTCGATCAAACTCGTCTAGAGATCCTTGGCATCGGTTACGAATAGAGGCTCTGCGCCAATTGAGTGCTTCCAGTGACAGATTATAAGCCTCTAGTAACACCACTTCGTCACCGTAGGGCGACTCGGTGTTATCGCTCAGGCTCTCCTTGAACAGTTCAGCCTCGTCTTGATTGGCAAAAGGTGTGCAGTATTCATCGTGATCGAACCAAGGAATGAACAGTGCTTCAAAATCGGACTTCTCTTCCACCGCCCGTATCCACTCTTGATAGAAATCGTCACCATGCTGATTGGCTGTGGTTTCCAGAAAGATGGCTGTGTCTTCGTTATCCGGCACCGTTTGATACAACATAGCCAACGTCTCAGCCAAGGAAGTAAAGAAAGCAGCCTCCGAACAGTGGACGATGTTATAGGTGAATGAAGTAATCTTCTTCTCACCTTCCACTCGGATCTGTGAGTTGAGCGGATCAGAGAACTTGAGCAGCGTACCTTCCCTAGTGAAGTCTCTAGCGATCTCGAAAGGCAGGTTATCAGCGAACCGTTTATAGACCGAGAAGATGTTCCTAGCCGAACCGGACTTCTCTTCGGTGATGATCAAAGAATTGGTATTGGCTTCACAGATAGTACGCAGAAAACAGTAAGCCCCAATACCAGTGGATGATCCTTGTTGACGGCCTTTCAGTTCCAAGATGCGTACGGCTCGACCTTCGGCACTCATCTTGTAAGCCATCTCGATGATCTTGACCTGCGTTTTATTCAGATCCAACGGTACGATCATCCGATTCTTGTCCTGGATCTTGAGCATGGACAGACAGGCTGTCATCATAGTCTCAGGACTAGCCACCAGTTGATCCGGGTGGCTGTTATAAATCGATCTAGCCGTCCGAGCTAACCACTTCTCCCGTTGCTGGGGTGTTAAATCCTCCAACTTGGTGGAACTGGTTGATGAGGATTGCAATTTCACCTTCCTCTGCGTTGATCAAAGTATTCTGTTGTGTTTCGCTCAAACCCATGACATCCATTACCATCTTGGAGCCACCAGTCACTAACTGCACCGCTACATTCATTTTCTTACGGGCTTCAGCCGCTGTCATATTGTGGATCTCGGCCTTGTCGATCAGTTCCGAGCCCAGATCCATCATCTTATAGGCTCTAGCCAGGATGCGTTGTTTGTCCCGTTGGATAACGTTGGTGTGTTCTTTCTGATACTTCTTATCCTGATGGATATCCCAAGCGGCTACCCGATCTGTCCAACTGAACTTAGAGGCCCATTGATCGAACTGACGGGTGTTTCGGCCTCTTTTGGCATCGCCATCCCTGATGATAGGCACCTGCTTGATAGAGCGATCCGTAGGTGGCATCGACCTGTAAATGACGAAAGCAGCAAAAGCCGAATCGCTTTCTTGCGGCAACCGATCCCATTCAGCCATTATCTACCAGCCAAAATTCTGTTTTTTGAGCCAGAACCGTTTCTTACCATAGGACTCAATCTCTCTAGCCTCTTTCCGAGCCAGATCAGCATCTTGATTAACCATTGGCCGTTGGCGAGTGGGCTGTTCAGCCTTAGCCTTGGCCTTCTTACCGAACAGTCCTCTCATATTATTTCTTGCCTTTCTTCTTGGACTTGATCCATTTGGCTGTGCCTGGTACGGCTTTACCACGTTTCTTGGTCGATGCTTTACCCTGTTTCATTACTCATCTCCTGGCACTAGGGCCAACAGTTCGGATTTGGTGGCACCACTGGAATAGCTGATCTCTTCCTGATCCAGGTAGGCTTTAATCTCAGCCACCGTGTTATCCTCGGTAGGTTTCTCTAGCGGCACGGGGAAAGTTGCCCAATGAGCGGTAGCCACACCTGCGCTATCACCCAGCAGTTCAGCAGCCCTAGCCTCATCACGTAGACCAATCACACCACGCCAGTTACCGACATGACTCTTGGTAGTAACCGCTGGGATCTCCACCTCGTTACCGTCCTCATCGAGTCCAGTCTCACCACTGACGGTCTTTTCATAATAGGTGCCTTTTTTGACCTGAATGGCACCGCTTTCAAGGCACTCGATTGCATCGATTTGTTCTATTTCAGTTATTGTTGTTGCCATAATTTATGCTCCTTATACAGTGTACGATATAGAAAATGTCAAATAATCAGCAGCCACAATAGCATCGGCTTGAACCCAACCACGAGCCGCATTGTTCGTAGTTATCGAAACCAAACAATGATCCCAACCCTCTTCTATTTCAGTAGCCAAACTACCACCAGCAGTAAAGGCGATATTATTAGAAGAGAACGACCCTACTGACCGACCTGAATATTCATCCAGATCGCCACAAATAAATGGCAGTTTTATTTTCAGATTTCCCGTAGGAGAGCTAACACCACTCACCAGAACATGCCCCGAACAGAACACCATACGCCCTATTTTTGTGTAAGAGCCTGTACCTTTACTGCCACAAGTGATTGTGCCTGAAGTCGAAGCGTCCAGAATATCATCTGCGGCATTCCCACCAAACAGCCCTTCCTCATAATCGTCCAGCGTATTAGCATCCGCACTAGCCACCGCTGTAGCAGGGAACTTGATCCCGTTATTAACCTCAACCACACCTGTGGCTGTAATCGCACCCACCTCATGATTGACCGCTGTGGCTGTGGATGTCGTGCCGTGTAAGTTATTCCCGCTAGTATCGACCCACTGGGTGGCATTGATGCCGCTGGGCAGATATTCTGCTACGCAGCCAAGTCTATCAATGCTTAAATTAGTAATGTCGAAGGTGTCACCAGACACACTTGTCTTCAATCCAATAGTCGCCAAGTTATTAGCGGCAGTCGGTGTCCATTCCACTGTATGAGTGGCATTACCTGTCCCTATGGTCGCCAGATCAGCGTAAGTGGTAGTCGCTGTTTCGGCTAGGGAATAGATAGCAGACGCATCACCACTAGCAACGGTAAATGTCATCCTGTACGTATTACCCAAT